AAGCCGAGTCGGTTCATGTGGAAGACCATATTGTTGATCTTTTGACCAACAAACGAAGGTACAGGGTTTGTGGAGTCATCCCCTACATCCCTATCAGCCCACTGGATCACGTCTTCCGCATCAGTTCCTTCAAGGTCGATGATCTTAAAGTCACCATTTTCTTTACGCTTAAGAGCGTGGGGCATAGTGCTGGCATTGAAGGAGGTTTTAATGCCTGGCTTTGCACACTCTTCCCAACTACCTGCACCTGGAATACCTTCTCCTGTCTTAAATTTGACGTAGTAGTCGTCAGCTTCAGTATCAACAGTATTTTGAACTAACAAGATCGTGTCATGCCAACCCTGGCTAGGCAAACGAGAAACATCATTTACCTTTCCTTTGATGGCGTACATTGCATTGTCCGTACTACCACCACGAGCTGAAATATTGAACTTCTTGTTGTTGTTGTGTGTGATTCGGATTACATTACCAATACCTTCAGCTGTATATCCGGATAGTGCATTGATATCAGAAATCAGCGCTCCAGTAACGGAAGCAACATCCAGATCACCTGAAGTTGCATCTGTAGGAGTTGTGTGATTAACACTTGCATCGGAAGCATAAGCAAGAGTTGTCTGATGTTTTTTGACCTTAATTGTATATTGCTTTCCGTTCAATGAAGCCGAGAAGGTGTCCCCTTTCTGAGGACCGTTACCACCATTTAATAACTGGACATTAGCTTGGTAAGAAGACTTGAAGGAATAGACCGGAGTTTTTGGACCCTTGTCTAAAGTTGTTACTTCCATCCGAATCGTACGCTTTGCACCGGCAGGAATGTACTTCCCATTATCGGTACATTTATCCATACCTTCTTTGGAGTATCCTGCATGAACTTCGTTAATTGCAGTAACTTCAAACTTTGCATCAGCGCCTTTCTTCCATTTGTTTTTCCCAGTGCCTCCAGATTGGTAAGAAACGACGGAAAGAGAACTCAGAGCCCAACGAACACGATTTTTGTCATTACCATCGCTATCCTTGCCATACTTACAAATCTTTTGAACACGACCCTCAACGCGTACTCCTATGGTCTTACCGTCCATAGTTCCCTGTACGGTCGCATAACCATAACTACCTAAAGGTACATTTTTGGGTGAACCAATTTTAATGGCCATCCAATCAGAAAATTGTTGATCTGATGTTTTCTGAAGCTCTACAGCAGTGGGGAATGGTTCACCGGACTGATATTTAGTGACCTGGACAGGAGTACAATTGACGGTAACTCTGTATTTGAGACCATTATTTTCAGTGAACTCTTGAAAGCCTGCAAGATTACAGCCTCCATCACCGTCTTCAACTTCAAAGCTACCAGGAGAAATAGAAATCTCAGTTGCTGAATATTCTTCAACTTGCTGAAGAGTCTCGTCTTCTTTCAGAATATCAATGCGGTAGTCAGTGTTATAACCAACTTGGTTGACGACAACGAAAGCCTCCTCGACCTGTTTAGGAGTTTTACCGCTCGCCATTGTCACTTTGACAGCAGGATTGGCAATAAAGGTGTAATCGTTGATAGTAAGGAATTCAAGCCCTGCGTATTCACCTTTCTTCAAATACTCCTGAACATTGGTCCCATAAGAGACAGTCCTTTCCGTGCCAGAGTCTGCTTCAAACACACGAAAGCGGACATCGCCGGCAGTGAAACCCCCTCCGTCTGCAGCTACATCGTAGACACAGCCTAGATACCTTTCGTTGTTATCCCGAAAGATGGGAAACCACTTAGCATCCTGAGGAATATCGTTATCAAGATCGTTGATGTACTTAGTTGGTGGCCGTTTGACACACCCAAAAGTAGGATCGAGGTAAACATTATCTGCCTTCCTCACCTGGCCAGGCAGCTTGATAGGGTCGGGCTGCTGGCTTACACCACCAAGCAGTGTAGGAACTGATTGTTTAATAGCAGCCATAATCAGTAGCGATAGACAGAATCACGGGGTCGATAGGAGTTATATGTGCAGAGACCTTGCTTATCCCCGAAGATGTTGTAGTCACCTTGCTGGGTCTCATATTCAAGAGCACCAGCCCTGGCAAGCAATTCTTCTTGCTGACCAAATTTCACAGCCTCTTGGGAACCAACAACACGTCCGGCGAAAACATTAGCTGCGCGGATGATGATGTAGTTCTTGATAGCCTCCGGCAAGTCTTCAAAATCGAAGACCCACAAAACATCAAGTTTTACCTTGCCATTCTCGGCATGGTCAGAGAAGTCGTATGTGTGGTTTGTTCTGTCGTAGAGCTTTCCATTACGAAGCTGAACAACAGCACCAGAACCAACAGGCAAGTCAGCCTGAAGCATGTCTGATGGAAAAATAATTTCGTTGTTAGCATCGAGGTGAATCGGATAGCTATATTCGGTGTTGAAAACCCAGCCTTCTGATTGGATCGTACGAGAGATTTCGTCCAGTACAGTTTCAGCAGTTTCTACAATCGGGTTTCCACTCGTCAGGTTGACGACAGGAGACTGACCAATATTGGACAGAATGATGTTTACAGCTTCTAGTTTTGTAGTCGTTGCAGCCATTTAATTTCTAGGGAATGAGAAGCCCCGAGAGGCCCGGAGGCCTCAGGGGTTGTGTTATCAGGCAGCCTGGAGGGAGCCAGCAACAGACACGCGCAGGGTGTCAGCACCCATGGCGAGTTTGCCCACGATCAGGTCGCCCTGATACTGGACGTGGAAATCACCAGAGGTGGTTTCGATGCTGGGGCCGATGGCCTCAACAGTGCCAGCAGCTTCACGGTGGAAGACAAGGCCCGCGAGGTTGGAGTTATCAACCACGTAGCTGTTTTCTTCACCAGTGACAGCAGCATTTTGAGACGAAGTCTTGCCATACTGGTTGGCAAGGACGTTGGACTTATAGATGCGAATACCGGCGATGCTGTAGAGACCCTTGCCGCTGTTCATATCACCCTGGCTATTACCGATTTCACGGTTCAGGATGTTGGTGTCAACGGAAGAGATCAGGCTGTAGTACTGGCGAGGGGAGAGCACAGCACAACGGCCATCCTGAGGAGCAGAGCGTTCATCGAGCACTGCGGCGCTCTCAAAGAAGCCGTCCACGATGGCCTGAGCGTTGTTGGTGTTACCGGAACCGATGTTTACTTGGAAG